ATCCACTTAAATCTAGCATTTGATTATCCTCCTCTACTACAGTAGGATCCCAATCTATAACAGTTGTTGCAGATTGAGATTCCAAAGAATTAGCGTTAACCTTTCCGCTACCATTATGATATCCAGCTGGGATACTATAACTTTCTCCAGCATTTAATGTCTTGCTTACTGCTCCACGGTTAGTCATAGTACCAGTAACCTTAGCACCATTAACCCATGCCGTTTGATTAGCTAAAATCTGAGCTGCAGTAGCATTACCAGATGTTTGATTAACTAGTGCAGTAGCAGTAACTTTACCACTACCATTATGATATCCTGCAGGTATAGTATAGCTGCCTCCTGCATTAAGTGCAGCAGTTTTAGCTCCCTGATTTACCATGGTACCAGTTACTTTTACTCCATTTACCCATGCAGTATATCCATTGAGTATTTGAGCCGCCGCTGCTGTTGCAGAAGTCTGGCTCGCTAAACTATTTGCCGTCACTTTACCAGATCCGTTATGATAACCTGCAGGAATGGTATAACTACCACCAGCAGCAAGAGCCTGAGTAACAGCACCACGATTAGCCATACCACCAACTACACGAGTACCAGAAGCATTTAATGCATCATAACCGGTTAAGATCTGAGCAGCAGCCGCAGGCTTACTTAATGCAGCAGCCTTTTCAGCCAGAGTTACAATCTTAGCAATATTACCAGCAATGGTAGCATATGTTGCATCAGCAGCAGTATTGATTCCCTTGCCAGTGACTGCTGCTGTGACTAGGGATTTACCCTCACTGACAGATTGAAAAAGCTCATCAAGCTGGGCTTTAAGTGCAACACCCTGAGCAGCTGATAAGGGTTTATTTGTTACATTTGTCGTCAAGTTATTGATGATCTCAGATACACTAACCTTATCAGTAGTGATACTCTCAATCAGCTCACGGTTGGCTTTAATATAATTTACAACCTCTTTCATCTGATCCAGGGTAGTATCATCACTATTAGCCAGTGTATTGAGTCTGGTAGTTAATCCGTCAATTAGTAACCGAATATCATTGTGAGCATCAGTTGCAGAAGCATGTGAAGTAATTTGATTACCAATCGAATCTAAAGTTTCACCAATGTGAGTATTAATATACTCTTTGATTTCTTTTGCATTAGCATCAAGTTTATCCCAGTTGCTGTTTAGAGCTTGTTGAATATTAAATAACTCTTCAGCATCTTGAATGGGATCATGCTTGAATAAACCTAATGTTGGTGTTTGAGCACTCATACTGTATTGGACCTCCTTTATTCATTATTTGTGATTGCAGCATCCAATGATTTGACTGGAGTGTTATTTAATTCAGTAACAGTCATATTGTTAACTTGGGATACTGTTAAATTAATACCAGTAATCTTAAGTTTCTTGATTCCTTTTCGAGGTGCATAGGCTGTTATATTATGTGGAGTAAATAACCAATGCACATCAAGTGTTTTTTCAAAAGGATTCATTAAATCACTCCTTTCAATTAACTATATTCAATTAATATGATGTCATGTATAAAAATATAGAGGGTCTGATTTAGACCCTCTATATTTATCAATTGTTGCTCAGAAGATATATCAATTCAATTACCAGTAGTACTGTTTTCTTCTACTGGAGGATCTTCAGGTTCCGGGGTTGGATCTGGTTCAGGATCTATAGTAGACTCTTATTCACCATTATCTCCTGCATCATCTCCACCTTCAGGAGGAGTTACTTCTCCACCTCCATCCTCAGGATCAGTAGGAGTTTCACCACTAGCATCTTCACTAGGAGTTAAAGTTTTTACAAGTTCCTTTAATGAAGTAATTTCAGTCTCTAATGATGCAACTCTACCAGTTAGAGATTCTATCAATGATTCCAACCTACTAATATCTTCATTGTATTTACTCTTCAATACGTAATACATTTCTACTTTATCGAAGATATATTCAGTTAATACATTTAGACCATGTTCGTCTAAAAATTCATAAACTTTATCTTGGTTTTGGTCCATGATTAAATGACCTCCTTCATCAATTTATATTAAATGAAAGTAAAGAATAAAAATCATAGATTACAGGGCCCGTGATGGACCCTGTAACCATTTATGATAATTTTAACTTACTTTACTACTATTAACCGTCTACAAGTTTACTAGGTAACTCTAAGACGAAAGACTCAACGATATCACTCATCTGGTCAAGATCCAATTTAATACCCTTGGACTGTAAGACTTTCATTGCATAGTCTTTACGCTCTTCAGGTTTAATTACACCAGATTTCATCAGCTGTTCTGCCGCATTAACTGCGATCTGCCCCCAAGTAACCGCCTTTTCTAACTGCTCTTTCGTATATCTTTCACGAAGATAAGGAATGAGCTGGGTGCTGATGATTGTTCCAAGAACCCCAAGTAGTGCAATGATAATTTCAGTTAAGTCAATGGTCATTTCGATTTACTCCCTTCTGTTAATATTTTAAACTCTTTCCTATATATGGATATCCTCTTAGCTGGATTAATTTAATGTGTAAATTATATATTATTATAATAAGAGAGGAGGAATATAATATGAAGTTACGTAAAGAAACTAACATTGATAAAATGATCGATCAATATGGTAAAAAGAAAGAAACCCATGTTCATGAGGAGAATCCGTATCTTAAATATATCCCAAGTAAAAGATTAAAAGTTAATAAACCTAAAAAGAAAAAAGATTAAAAAAGGAGGGGAGTTAATCCCCTCCTTTTCTTTTTTTATAACGATAGTGTTTTTACTCCTGTAGTTTCAATTGGTAAGTAAGGTTTACGATAAAATTCCTCAACAGGCCTATCCACAAAGATTTGATTATAAGGGAAATGGACTTTTTTATCAGGAATATGAAGAAACTGAGTTCTTTCTCCAGTCTCACTTACACAATTAGGATCATTACACAGATAATGAGTATCCGAAATAATAGTAGAATCACATTTCATACATCTTGGACATTGTTTTACTTTTTGTGTTTCCATATGTTATACCTCCTATTATTCTTCAATATACTCTTCTCCAGTAATCTCCTTGTATTCAGTTGAAGTAATAGCTTTCATTTTTACTGCATCCTTTACCATTTGGAGGGTCCAGATTTTATATTTATACCATCTAGCAATCTTTTTTTTCATTTGTTACACCTCCAGTAAAGTATTAGTCATCATTGCAGTATAAGTTACTTGGGCTTCAATGACATCGAGTTGAGTAGGTTCCGCTTCCTCGTCTGGAATATCTTCAACCGTGACTTCACCATTATAAGCTTCATCCTGAGCAATATTGAAGTTAACTTCAAAGGAGGAATCAGAGCATCGAATTTCTTTTGTATGGAAAATTTGCTCAACTAATGGATTATCTTCTGCACCAATATTAATTTCTTGAATAAGCTGATATTTAATTAATTTCATAATACCACCTCTTTAGTCTGTAGTTTTTACATATTTTACAATAGCTGTAACAGGTCGTGCAAAGGATGTATCTATTTCAATGTCACAATCAACATATATAGCATTTAATCCTGCCCATGCCCTATAATCTTTTGTTGGCATAGTAAGGTGCCATCCACCAGCATACTCAAAAACCCCGATTTGAGCTTCACATGAGATCGAATCTATTGTGATATCTCGTTCGCTTCCGATAAAATATGTAACTGATTGTCCTTTACTAGGAAGGTTTCCGCAGTTGACAATCATCTGATATACTGGTTTTAAACCGACACGCTCCGTAGTGCGATATTCGACTCCAGGAATCATAGGAGGATTGAGCCAATCAGCATAACATATTACTTCTTCATTATCTGGAGTATCACTAATAGATGTAAATGCAATACGTTCAAATGTTGAGTCATTAAATCTTGGAGATGAAATAATCATATTTGAGTTTATTGAATTAGATAAGTCTTTAGCATAATGAATATCAATATAAAATTCATCTGATGTTAAATCCTTATTTATTCTAATATTATCTATTACAATATGATTATTTATAAATCCAGTAGCGTCTAATATTGTAATTTTAGGAACTTGATAATTTACACTTATAATAGCATAAATATCAGTAAGGGATCCTTGATTGTAATTATTTTGAAGATGTAAAAATATAGAATGATAAACCTTAGTTTTAGCTATTCTATACCATCCAGATGTTGATAAATATGCTTGATTATCATTTCCTCCACTTATAAAAATATTCTTAAAAGCTACTGCAGCACCAATATCACCAATAGATATATCTTTTGGAGCATATAATTCATCGAGTTTAGTTCTCAATTCAATAAGCATAAGGTCTAAGCCTTCTGGGCTTAGCCATTGTTCTTTTTGACTAGACATAACAAATGTCTCCTTTCTTTTATTATATTTAAGATAATTATAAAGGAGTTTAGCAACTGTATATTGGTTATACAGCTTCTTAATATTATTCTAATAATAAAATAATATAGGTAGGTGATTATTTATGGATATTATTCAACTTGAAAAACTCGATTATGGTGCATACATACTCGAGTATGAAGATAGTTATGAATTCAGTGAGAATGTTAAGTATGCTGGTGCTGAATTCAATAAACTCCATGTTAGAAAAGTTAGACTCCCTGAGGGTAGGGGTAATATTATTTACCTTCTTTCCAATACATTTGAAAACTGTTTGAAGATGGTAAATGGTACTAACTTCCTTATTCCTCCTAACTATACTCGTTTCTTTTATCCTCAATTAATTGCAACAAATTTCATGGGTAGACGAGTAAAGGTAGATAACAACAAAGTCAGGGCTGAACGTAATAAACTTATTACAAAACAAACTAAGTGTAGACCTTATGCAACAAGGACTATTCAGAAGAGATCAATGGAGAATATCTTCTTTGCCACTTCTGATGTTTTTGAGGCTGTATTACCTATCATGAAGAGGTATACTCCTAAGAGAATCTATCAAGAATTCTATCCTCAGTTTACTTCTATTATCAAAGCTTATTGTCCCGAAAAAGAAGTAACTTCTAATAGCAAAGCAGCATCTGATAATAGAATTTTATTAATTGATGTAGATGGATTTAAATTCAGTGAATCCTTTACACTTGAGGAGTCTAAGACCAACCCCCTATTCATGATTTATTTAGCTTTCTTGAGACATAAATCTCTTGGAGAGTTAAATATTGATATGGATATGATGATCTGTTCAAAGAACCTATTCATCAAGTTTAATCCTGCTAAATCCAATAAGGATGATTGGCCAATATTCAAGAGAGCTCTATTCAGGATCATGAATGTTAACCTTGATACCTATACAGATAATCTTTCTGATTCTGATAAATCTACTCTTTCTTTAGGAGCTAAAGATGCTGTAGTAGATAACATTGTCAACGATACTGTTGAAGTATATGGCCAGATGGCATCCAACTCTACGAAACAGGTTTTAGCTAATGCTATTGAAGGTCAGGTTAAAAAGAATCTGACCGATAAAGCGGCTATCTCTAAAGCAATTAGAAATGATCAAAAAGAGGTTGCTAAAACATTAGCAGGGCCTACTCCTAAAGATCTATTCTCTAGTAGTCTCATTAATCCTAGAGCTGAGAAATTAGCTCAAACTATGAATGGGTATGAACCATTTTCTCAGGATACTGGTAGAGTCATAGATGATGAAGATGTGGATGATGAAACCTTTGATCGTATTGATGCTGAAGAGTTAGAGGATGAAGCTCGTTCGGAAGTCAATGATGTATTGACTTCTGATGAGGAAGTAGTCAAAGAAGTACTTGACGAGATTCAGGATAAGACTGCTCCGTTAAAGAATCCTAAGACTGCTCCTGCTAGTAGTCCTCGTGATATTAAGTTACGTGAGCAGCAGAAGAAAGTTGTTATCAGAAATGAAACAATTGAACAGGTACTTGAACGTGATGCTTCCAACGTACCTATTCAGACTTCTGATAAGTCTGCTGTAATGAAAACCTCTAATGAGAATATGAAGAAGGTATCTTTTGCTAACTTCGACAAGACTTATATTGAGAATCTTTACACAAAGGATCTTTTGTCTTGCTTTGATATGTTGAAAGATAAAGACTCTCCATTCTATATTACTGGAATTGATATTAAAGATACTTCCAATAATATGAACTATCAGGAGACTTGGACTGTTCATTTAGTTGATGAATCTGGTAAGAAGCATACTATCAAAGTTGATATTCCTAAATTCCAGAATGATCGATTCATGTTAATCAACGGAACAAAATGGATTATCCTTAAACAGAACTTCTATAATCCATTAGTCAAAGATACTCCTGATACTGTTATTCTCACTACTAACTTCAACAAGATTACCATTGATCGTAAAGCTACTAAATCTCTATCTACGATTGAACGAATCTTCACTCTCATTAAGCGTACTGGTGATACTAAAGTATTTACTACTGGTGACTCTAGTAGAACTAACATGAAGTATATTTCTTCTCTTGAGTATGATGAAATCTCTAGAAGACTGTTTAAATTCTCGTCCAATGGATGTGAACTCTATTTCTCTAGGGATTATATTCGTGACAATCTTGGGGATAAAGTTCCTAATACAATCAAGGGTAATGAATTCTTTATTGGTACTGAAAATGGATCTCCTGTTTTAATCAATGAAGATACTGGTAGAGATAGAAATGGTAGAACTATTTCAGATATCATCGAAGCTAATCTCAGTGATGAATATGCAGCAATTTATAAATCTATTAAAGCACCTGCTCAGTCAATGTTTGCTGAAGGAAAGCTTGCAGGAGAAATGATTCCCATTATTGTAACTCTGATGGTCTGGATTGGTCTATCTAAAACTCTTGATAAAATGAATATCAAGTGGCAGTTCCATCCTAATCTGAAGAAGTTAGATAATCCAACTCCTGGAATGAAGTACATCAGATTCCAGAATGGTATTTTGGAATATGAGGCTTATACATTTGCTGAGTTAATTCTTAATGGATTGAACAAACTTCGTCCTGAGAAACTTAACTTCGAGGATTGTGATTCTGAGATAAGTTATGCTGACTATATTAAATCTCAATGGGGATCTTATGTTGGTATTACTCAGTTAAGGATGTTCTATGAGTTCTTAATTGATCCAATTACCAAGACTGTATGTAAGGATCTATTCTTACCAACTGAACCTGATGAACTTCTAATTTATGCTGTAAAGATGTTAGCTGATAATACTGCTAAGTCTAAAGCTTATGATGGTTCTTATCGTGTAAGATCTGTTGAGATGATCCCTTCCATTCTATACTCTTGCATTGCAAGACAGTATCAAAAATATGTACAATCCGGTCATCGTATTCCCATGACATTAAATCAGAGAGCAGTTATTTCTCAACTAATTGCAGAAAAGACTGTAGAAGCATATTCAACTCTTAACCCTGTAATTGAAGTAAGTAAAACTCATACTATTTCAACTAAGGGTTATCGTGGATCTAACTCTGATCATTCATATGATGAAGAAAAACGTTCTTACGATCCTTCTGCAGTTGGTAAGCTTGCTATCAGTACATCGGCTAAATGCATTGGCCGAGTAAAACTTCTTGAACTGTCGGGAAATCCCTTAGAGCTCTAATTACTAAACTATAGTAGTGATATTATAGTGGCCTAGAGTAATTAACTAGGGTATAGTAAAAAGATTAGAGATTGGGTAATCCGCAGCCAAGCATCACTATTATCTTCTCCAATTATATATTCTAATAATAGAAGGGAGATGATAGTATGGAACCTAAACGATATTATTATAATGGAATAGAGACTAATTATCTCATTTATCGAGATGGGAGAATTTATAGTGAATCATCAAATTCATTTAGAAGTCCTTATGTTGCTCAAAATGGATATCTGAACTTGATATTATATATCAATGGAAAAGAGATTCATAAAGGAGTACATCAATTAGTAGCTGAATGTTATATTCCAAATCTAGATAATAAACCTACTATCAATCATAAAGATGGTAATAAAGAAAATAATTGGGATTGGAATCTGGAATGGAATACTCAAAGTGAAAATAATCAACATGCTATTGATAATGGACTTCGTAAAGCTCCATCTGGTTTAAAAGTTCATTTTGCAAAATATACTGAAGATCAAGTACATATTGCATGTAAAGAGCTTGAACGAGATAAATTATCTCTGAAGGAAATCGAAAAGGTAAGTGGTATTCCAGTTAAAAGTCTTTCCGATATTAGATCAGGTAAGATTTGGAAGGATATATCTAAGCATTATAAATTTCCTAAAGATAAGATTATTGCATCTAAAATTGGCATTGATCATGAGATTAATAAAAAGCTAAAGAAATTAGCTAAGAAAACAAATAAATCTCCAAAGGAAATTTGTAAAGAATTAGGTATAGATTATAGCAGGGATATTTATAATGTGATTTACTTTATTCGATATAAAAAGAAATCTAAAGGTTCTAAGAAGAATAAGGTGATGAAGGTTCAACGACCATCGAAAACACCTGAGCCCATTATTGAAGAAGATATTATATTCGGATGGGAAAGGGAAGTGAGTAGAGTAGCCCCGGAAGCTAATGCCGGGCCAGTTTAAATCCTGCAAGGGACTGGGGTAACGTGAAGCGGGAAGCAGAAAATAAAGGCAAAATTATGTACTCCTTTATTTTTTGATGATATGGTCTCATCGTCACATGAAAGTGTGAGTAGTGATGTTGCGAATCACGACTAAGATTAATAGATGCTAACGTTGGTATCAATAAGCAGCTGGTTATTGAACCTACTCTAACTAATGCTCGTGGATATCGTGATCAGGTTGAGGATCCTGATTCTTTAAAGGACATCAATGTATTCTCTCCTGTTGAAATGTTGACTCCTGGTACCTCTAGAAATGATGATCCAATCCGTACTGCAATTGCTGGCAAACAGTCACAACACGTTGTTCCTGTAGCAGATGCAGCTCCTGCTCTAGTATCTAACGGATACGATGAAGCAGTTCAATTCCATCTATCTGATGACTTTGTTATCAATGCAGAAGAAGATGGTGAAGTTGTTGATGTCAATGAAGAACTTGGATTTATCATGGTGAAGTATAAATCTGGTAAGATGAGAGCGATTAATACTAAACCTGAGGTTGTTAAGAACTCTGGTGGTGGTTTCTTTATGTCTAACCAATTAACTCCTACTGTGGATAAAGTTGGTCAGAAATTCAAGAAAGATGAACCACTCGCTTACCATCCTAAATACTTTAAGTATTCCAAGATGAATGGTCTTCGTTATTCTGTTGGACCCATTGTCAAGATGGCATTCATGTCCTCTTATAATACTTATGAAGATGCTGGTATTTGTACAGCTTCACTTGCTGAACGTATGAAATCTAGTATGGTATATCTTGAGACTGGTAAGTTTAAGAGGAATAATAATATCTTGAATATGGTTAAGATTGGTGACCATGTTAACATTGGTGACTCATTAATCAAGTTTGATGTATCAGTTGAGGATAATGAATTAGCTAAATATCTATCTAAACTCTCTGAAGAGAATGCTTCGATTCTTGAAGAAGAGACTAAGAATGATGTTAAGACTAATCATGCAGGTAAAGTAATTGACATTAAAGTCTATACTCTACTAGATCCTAGCAACTTATCGCCATCTCTCGGAAAGATTGTTCAACAGTACTTTGATCAAGGTAATAATAAGAAAGCATATCTTGATAAGTTTGATGGTACTGATAGTATCATGAAAGCAGGTTATATGTTAACTGATTCCACTGAACCTGTTAAGTCTCGTTATAATGACATCAAGGGTCATAAAGGAATTGATGTTCTTATTGAGATTTATATTGAACATGATGATGTCATGGGTGTTGGTGATAAGATTGCTCTGTATTCAGCTAATAAGCAGATCATCTCTGAGGTCATTCCTAAGGGATGGGAACCTTATTCTGAATTTGATCCTGATGAAGAAATATCTGTTATTACTTCACCTGGTACTATCGCTAGACGTATGACTCCATCAACAATTGCAGTATCTGCAGCTATGAAGTGTATGGTTTACCTTAAGAGAAAAATCAAACAGGAAATCAAATACAAGTAACATTAAAAGTGGAGGGTAAAATTTACCCTCCACTTTTAATATATAAAAATGATTATATATTCTATCTGTAACATTTGAAGGTATTATAGACACCTAATTAAAAATATCTGAAGAAGGAGGTTGTATTATTTATGTCTGATAAATCTTCAAAGAAAGTTCAAACGTTTACACCAGAAGAACAAGCGAAGATCGACGCTGAAGTAAAAGCTGCTCAAGAAAAAGCTCGCCAGGCTGAAATTGATGCAGCCGTCAGAAATAAGATATTAGATGAACAAAGACTAAAACCCGGCTATACTGGATACTAATATTATTAATAAAGGTGACTAATCCCCACCTTTATTTTTTATCCAAATCGGATCATAGAAAATATGACAAAAAAAGAAAGGGGCGCATCACTGCGTCCCATTTCTTTTTATGCCGTTTACACGGCATGGTCGACGTTCCAGGCAACGTCGATGCACACGACATCATCCAGATCGAGCTCCTCACAGATGCTGTGGATAGCCTCCAGAGCATCATCGGTCTTCACAACCTCGATGCCCCAGTCGCCACGATCAATGGGATCATCGCCGCTCAGGGCAGTCTCACGGATCTGGAAGAACAGATCCTGAGCCAGCTCATCAGACTTGTCATCAGAGACCAGCAGGAACACCTCAAAGGAATCAGTATTCCCAGCAGTGTGCTCCTTGATCATATCCAGGATCTTGGAACCAGGAACGATGGGATTGGTGTGGCTAGAGGAACAGATGAACTTCAGCATGTGAATTACCTCCTTCTCATGCAAACACAGGTTGCCTACTTCTTACACATATAAAATATATAATAGATTAAGTAAGATATACGACAAAAAAGAAGGAGGACACAATGTCCTCCTTCTTATACTTACTTAGATACCGAGTGCAGCACTAATAGTGTCCTCAGCTTCAGTATTAGTATCATCATTGAAGCTTTCATTTACACTTGTAGCGAAACACTCTTCACACTCACAAGTAGTGGCGTTTGCAATTTCCTCCTCTTCAATTGCAAACTTCTGACCGCAGGTTTTACAACTTACTACGACCTTGCCTTCACCAGGCTCCTGTCCTTCCTCCAACATCTTCTCCTTAGGAAGGATAAACAGTACATCCATGCTCATTTTAATGGACCTCCTATAATGTTAAAATGTATAACAACAAGCCGAGTGCTTG